AGAAGCTGAAGTTTCCCCGCCGTATTGAAAGAGACGGGGAGGTTCGCCGCCCAAGGTCTAAGACATGGGGTGGCGAAGAACGAAAATCAAATAGACAACAACAAAAAAGGAGACTCCGTGATGGAGACTACGACATTTAGGTACGACTGTACCGGCGATGCACCTAACATTATTAAACAAGAGGTGCATTTTATTGGAGATAACTATTTCTTTGTAAGTAAAGTTAATCGACTAGAAGATAGCGAGATTGAGACTATGATCTTTCTGTGTACTGAAGCAGGCAATGTTTTGGACTGGAGCGAAGAGTATGTAACTTACGACGATATAGATATTAAAGAGACAGTGAGTAGATATCAATCTATTCTTTTTAACCACGGTCTTATTGAGAAATCAGAGGCTGATGCTTGTAACGAAAGGTTCCGGCAAACTGATGGGGAGTAGACTACTATTGTTTTTTCTCTTTGGCTGCTCGGGACAACCCGTGTACGTGCAGCCTGAGTTTAATGAACCTGCCTCCTTACTCGGAGCTGGTGATCAGCTTGGTTACGATACTTATATGGACTATGAAATGATGGAGACTTTTAATGTCCGATACATTTACGATTGAAGTTGAAGTAACTTCTCAATACTATGAGACTGTAGAGTTTACATTCTCACAAGAAACACTTGACGTACTTAACTGTAAGAACAAAGATGATCTTCTTCTGAAGATTCAGAACGAAGACATTGATGCCTTCGACTATTCAGAAGATGAACATTGGGATGCTTACGACAGTGAAGTAAAACAAATCTATTGGCAGGATGCCAAGCATGTCAACTAACCGTGCAGTTTACTGTACAGATGGAGAACAAATGCCTAACTGGTGTATGAATGAAGTAAGTATTAGTGGTGGTAAGTCTGATATGGAAGACTTCCTCGCTAACTATTGTGAAGAAGATCCTAGTCAGAAGGGTCGCTATCGTTTCTTATATGAAAAGATCTCGCCTATGGGTGAGTATGAAGAAGATGATACTGGTTTCTCTACCATTGAAGCTCAGCGTGGAGCTTGGGGTTGCAAGTGGGAGATGACTGAGTATGCTCTTACTGTAGCCGAAGAAAACTGGGGTGACAAAGATTGGATGCACCTTGACGGTAACTATGATACCGCATGGGGTCCACCCTACAAGATCTACGATAGGATTGTAGAGATCATTGAAGAGCGTGACTGGGACATTGAGTTCAATGAATGGTTCTACAAAGAACCTGGCATGCAACTTGCAGGCTGGTTGCCAGAATGAGAAGCTGGCACTACCTTACGTTAGATGAATCAACTGTCAAGCATGGATCATGCGATGACTTTAGATTCTGTCGGGGAGAAGAAGACGTACCTAAGGTCCGTGCTATTGATATCCCTCGATTGATTGAACGTTTACAATACCATTATGAATCATATGAGATCTTAGAACAGGAACACTGGGACAAGATGCAACATAATCATGGAGATACTGAATGAGTTATTATGAATACTGGTGTGATTTGTGTCAGGCTATTGAGGACAATGACGAAGCACAAATTAATACGCATATGGAAGAATACAGAGGACAAAAAGATGAAGGTTGAAAATAAGAATGCTCACCAATCTGCTAACAAAGTGTATTACTATGCTACCTGCGTGGATGAGGTGGGTAAAATTAAACACCTTCTTCTTACAGAGGCTGAGCTGGACAAGTGTGAAGATCGGGCAAAGAAAAATCGTGAAGATTTACCGAGCGGGTTCACTGCTATTTATGTTCAGCGTAATACATTCTGGTAAAAAATAAAAAAATAGTTTGACACATACTTGGAGGACATGTATAATGTGCATGTATGATGACCCTGAAGATGAATTAGATGATCTTGAAGATGATGTTCATCACTATGATGTTGATGATATAGATGAAAATAATATTATCTTTCAAGAAGAGGTTGACAGATTAGATTACAACCCTTATAATATGGAGAATAATTAAATGATTTACTATGATATGGCTATTCCAGAAGATGATGACATTCGTTCTGAATGTGAATCAGTTATTGAAGACTGGATTAGAAATGATGAAGAGATGGAAAGACTTGCTAAGTATCTCTTTCCTTATCTTAAACCACACTTCGATAAACTAAAAGACGAGGAGACTAACCGTGCATGAAATGGAAAAAAATGATTCGGCTATGTATGCTGGCAGTGCCGCTTGGCATGGGCTGGGGACTGTTGTTACTGATGCTCCTAGCCCCTACGAAGCACTACGACTTGCTGGAATGGATTGGAAAGTCATCCCTTCTCACAGTATTGGTTGTCGGTATATGTCTGGCGGCGATGAGCGGATCGCTCATACAACTGAGAAGGTAGCCAATGTTCGTGAAGACACTGGTGATGTGCTTGGCTGGGTAGGTACTAAATATAAGCGTATCCAAAACATTGACGTAGCCGAGCTGGCTTATGCCGTAGCTGGTAATGATACCAAGGTAGAGACTGCTGGCAGTCTTCGCAATGGTGCTCGTACTTACTTCTTGTTGAAGTTTAACGAGTTCTCTACGCAGCACAGTAATGATGTAACCAATGAGTATCTATTGCTTGCCAACGGACACGATGGCTTGATGGCATTTAATGCTATCCCAACTGCTATCCGTGTTGTGTGTGCTAACACCTTGGCTATTGCTATGGCTCAAGCAAATGCATACCGCATTGCCCACAAGGGTGATATGGATCAGAAGCTTGAAGATCTTCGTGAAGCTATTGCTTCTGCTAAACAAGACAGCCGTGTCTTTGAAGACAAGGTTCGATACCTTGCCAACCAAGGTATGACTCGTCACACACTGAAAGATTACTACAATCTGATGTACAACAAACACTTCAATCAAGTTGATGATGATTCATCTGACCGTGATTGGAAAAGAAAAATTGAAACCACTTTGAAGTGGGAAAATAGATTTGAGATTGAAGCTAGTACTGCAGGTAACAACCTGTGGAATGCATTCAACTCTATCACTTACTTTGTTCAGCACACTTTGCCAACGCGAGGTCGTACTGACGCACAACGTCGAGAGAATCGACTACATACAAATATGTTCGGAACCTCTGGTTCTCTGAAGACTAAGATCTTTGAGAACACTTTGGAACTGATCTAATGAATCACGCGCACGCCCTCTCAGCGTGAACCCCGAATACTACTCAGGAAACTGGGTAGTATTCTTTTTACCCACATAAGGAGTATGCATGCTTTGGGATAAACTGTCTTATGAAGAACAACAAAGAAGAATTGACGTTGAATCTACAATGGAAGAAGAAACTTTGTTATCTTCTATCCAAAAATACTGGGATGATTATGACAGGGCTCCTGATGAAGGCATCCCTGAACAAAAACTATTAGATGATTTCATTGATGATCTAGCTCCGCAGTATCAGGAGTGGATTGACAAGGTGTCAGATAGTCCCAAGTGTCCGCAGTGGGTATACCCCTTGTTTGCTTTGGGTGCTCATAAGATGGCTGACCTTACTCTTAGATCTATCATGAGACTGTGGCTAAACAGTAATGCATTTAAAGAAGACAATGATGGTATCATCCATCCCCCTCTTGCTCAGCATGTAGTAAGAATGATTTCTAAAGATGCTGTACATATTGTGTCATATCAAATGGCTAAAGAAGAATACACTGATGATTGGAGAAAACAATCTAAGTTTGTAAAAAACTGGTCAGAGAAAAGATGTATTGCATTTGCTTCTAAGATGGCTAAGATACCAGACATGACATTAAAACAGAAGGATGACTTTGGTCATCACATGTTACGGATTGCTGAAGCGTCGGGTGCTATACAAACAACAAAGAAAAGTAAACGTAGGGGCAGGGGATGGACACATGCATTACATGTAGAGTTTAGTGCATCTATCTTAGCCTACTTAAACGAGAGACATAAGCTTATGGAAACGTCTATGCTTGTGTATCGTCCAATGATTATCCCACCTGTAGATCATAAGTTAGATAGTTCAGGCGGTTACTTGCATCATTGGATTCGCAAAGAGGTAGTGCATAGATATGTGTCAGAGTATGCAGAAGATAAATCTATTACACAAAAACATTCTGAACCCTCTCAGTTTGTATTGGATGGTGTCAATGCCATGCAACAAACAGAGTGGGCTGTGAATGACAAAGTGTTAGGTGTCATGCAGAATATGTTTAAAACAAGTAATTGTTTGGCTAACTTACCTGCTTATAACTTTGACGAGTTTAAATTTTCTACACCATATCCTGAAGAGGGAACAAAAGAAGAACAAGCTAAATGGTGTCAACATCGTGAGGAAATGTATAGTGAATGGTTTAAGCAAGAACAGGCTAGAGCTAGAATGTTAGTTCGCTTATCTCTTGCTAAAAAGATGAACAAGTATAAGTTCTTTTACATGCCTATTACGCTCGACTTCCGGGGCCGAGCCTATACCACATGTGAATTACTATCCCATCAAAGCTCTGACTTTGATAAGGCGTTGATTCATTTTGCTGAACCTGTAAAACAAACAAAGCGTGGCCTGTACTGGGTTAAGGTACATGTAGCTAACTTGTTTGATCAAGATAAACTTCCGTTTGATGAGCGTGTTCAATGGGTAGATGATAATATGGATATGCTTCAGCGTATTAACAATGACCCTTATGATAATAAGGAATGGGTATCAAATAAAAAGAAAAAGAATCCATCGTTCCAACGATTGGCTGCTGTGTTTGAGCTGTGCCGTACAGATGGATTAACTCAGCTTGCGCCTCAGATGGATGGTGCATGCAATGGATCGCAGCATTGGGCTGCTATCATGGGGGATGAAATTATTGGTGCGTTAACCAATGTTCTTCCAGCAGAAATACCACAAGATTTGTATCAGTTTATTGCTGATAAGACTACTGATTATTGTAAAAAAAATAAAGAAAATATTTCTTGGTGTGAAAACTTTCTAGAGTATTGGCCTGATGGTATTGATCGTGCTGTAACTAAAAGACCTACTATGTGTGATGCATATGGTCTAACATTCTATGGTATTCAAAAGTATATTAAGATTGAAGGACATGTTGATTGGGTTCCAAAAGAAAAACAGGGTGGTGCTATCGTAGAGATGGCTCGTGCTATACAACATGGGTTAGGCGAGGCACTACAAGAACCTAACCGTGGCAAAGAGTGGTTGAAAGAATGTGCGGAAACCTGTGGCGATGCAGGGTTACACCTAGAATATACTGTGCCTAGTGGCTTCAAGGTAGTGCATGCATACTATCAGATTAAAAAGAGGCGTTCGTTAGCGTCACTCTTTAACCACAAAGAACTTATATTCTGGAATGTCTCTAAAGATGTGCATAAAGATAAGGCGATGCTAGGCATCCCGCCAAACTATATACATTCACTAGATGCAAGTCACATGTTCTGCACTGTGAAACAAATGATTAATGCGGGTATTGAAAGATTTAGTATGATCCACGATTCGTATGGTTGTCCCGCACCATATGTGGATATGATGAATCAATTTATTAGAGATGAGTTTTTTAAAATGCACAAGGAGAATCAGCTTGAAGTATTCAAACGATGCGTCGAAGCAACGGCAGGAGTCACGCTCCCTGATGTCCCAGACAGACGAGACATGGATCTCAAACGAGTCTTGGACTCCAAGTACTTCTTTTCTTGAGCTGGTCGAGATATGGTGGCACGATGCAGAGACTTGTGGAGGTCCCGGTTGGGTTGATAGGGATGACGCTGATGAGTATATATTTAGTAGTCTTCCTATTATTAAATCTGTTGGCTTTCTTTGTGCTATTACCGATACTCATTATTCTATTACCGATAATGTGGGTCACAACCAGATTGGTGGCGTTACTAAGATACCGTTAGGTATGATTAAAGATATATATTATTTAGAAAGGACTAATAATGACACATCTAGTAATCAATTCAGAGGGTGATATGGAAAAAGGAATCGTAGAAGCAACAGAACTAGCACAAATTGAGGGCAGTAGTCTAACTATTGAACTACCTTCTGAAAGTTTTGCTAAAGTTTTTATGGAAAATATGTTCGTGGCCTTTGTTGAGGCCGGTGTAAAGAAAGATACTAACATGCAGTTGAACGTGATGTTCCCTGCAGAGGAGGATATGGATGAAGAAGAAGGCGATGAAACAAGCGGCGAGTAAGCCTGCTACTAAATTCTTTCGCAAAGGAGAATGGTTTGACATTCTTGAGGCAAAAGAGTATAATGTTGATGAGCTTAATGCTTTGCAGCAGTTGCACATTGACGGTCTTGTTGACCTGTATGAACCACGGAAAGCTGAAGCTTGTAAGTACAAGCACAATGCTGATGAGAAAGGTCAGTTTATTTCGGCTGATTATATTGAGGGCTCAGAAAGAATGGTAGATCTACCTTCCTATGTTGATCAATGGAAGGATGACTACAAACGGAGATTTAGAAATGGCAAGAGTACTCGTAATCGGTGATACCCACTGTCCAGCAATGGACTTGGGATATCCTAATTTTCTACAAGACCGTGCCGAAGAATGGAACACGGATACTGTAGTACACATTGGAGATGTAGTCGACTGGGCTAGTATTTCCTATCATGAGAAGATGCCTGCATTTGATAGCCCAGCCTTGGAATACCAGAAAGCTCTGGATCAAGTGCAAATGATGTACAAGTTATTCCCCAAGGCTACTGTCATGACTGGCAATCATGATGACTTACCCCGGAGACAGATGACCACTGTTGGCCTACCAGAGGAATGCTTAGTAGATTACAATTATCTATGGCAAACTCCGGGGTGGGATTGGAGGCCAAGGTATGCTTCTTACAATATTGATGGTGTTTTATATCGTCATGGTGATTGCGGTCGTGGTGGTAAATACGCTGCGTTAAACAATGCAATGGATAACTTTAACTCTTATGTACAAGGTCATACACATTCGTTATCTGGTGTTAACTATTACCGTAACGAAGGTGGCAAAGTCTTTGGTATGAACGTAGGTTGTGGTGTAGACCATGATCAACTGGCTATGTACTATGCACGACGATACAATGCTAAACCTATCTTAGGTTGTGGTATTGTATTAGATGGTGAGTATGCATACTGGGAACCATACAATGGCATTGCGTGACAACTTAAGAAATAAATGGTTCAAAGGCAAAGGAAGAACTGTTGATAAAGATATGCGGTTCCATGGTAGAGGTGCAAAGGGCGGCACTCAGAAATGGAAACCTACTAATATGAACGAGCAAAATGGTAAGGGTTCTGATCGGAGAGAAAAAAATATATCTCCTGCTGAAGAAGACTTGCGTTGGAAGCTTGCTTTTGGTAAAATATCCGAAGAAGAATTCAACGAGGGTATGAAAGGTTTAGATGGCTAAACAACAAATTGATGATAGCACTGTTGCCCGTATGAAGAAGGCGGGAAGAACTCGTCGGCAACACAAGAACAAGTATGGTCAGCATAAGGCTGGCAGAAAGAACTGAGGTAATTATATGAATGATCCTACAAAAGTTTTTAACACACACACGCTAGATGTGAAATGGTCACATCTGCATCGTCCCGATGACAAGTTTGGTGCTCCCGGCAACCACAACATTACTGTTGTCGTTGACGATCAGCTGCAGAAGCAGCTTGACGAGATCCAATCAGCACTTGGTGGCAAGAAGATCAATGGTATGTATGAACAAGAAGGCGTTAACTCAATCAAAGTTAAGTCAACGATCTTCACCAACCCACCAGACAATGGCGGAGAGAAGAAAGATTGCTACCCTTGCGTAGATGCCAACACCAAGGCAACCGAAGCTGTCCCGTTTGGCGGTGACAAGGTTCGTCTTCGCTTGAAGCCTATGCTTCTCAAGCGTGATGGTTCTGTATCATTCTTCTTGAATGGCGTACAGATTATCGAGAAGGGTGAACAACAACAGTCCAGCGGTGGATTCGCTAAGACTGAAGGCTACGACGGATCAGAGGCTACGGCTCCTGAAGTCGCAGCTGAAGACACCCCGTTCTAATGGAGTGGTCCTTTCCCATTAGTCCTGTTGCGGCTAGTAGACCCCGTGTGTCAAAGCACGGGGCCTACTTCGCCGGGCCTTACAAGATCTTTCGTCGTGAAGCGGCAGAGATTGTAGATAATGTATTGGGAAATTGGGAGCCACTATCAGGCCCGCTTACTGTAGACTTAGAGATGTTCGTAGCAAGACCTAAGACTACTAAGCTTGATAGACCAAAGGCAGACATAGATAACTTTGTCAAGGCTGTCTTTGATGTCATGAACGGTAGGCTATGGGATGATGACTCGCAGGTCATTAGACTGTACGCTACCAAACAATGGGCTGAAGATTCAAATGGATATTTTGTACTAGGTATTAATAAGGAGAAACCTAATGAGTGATTGTAATGGAACTAGATGTAGTGCACAAGATTGTGTAGATCAAGCTGCTCTGTACTTGAGTGAGTTTGAAACTGTTGATAATGATTTTTATATCAATAAGATTGCCAATGGTTATCTTGTAAAGATTGATGGTAAAGATCATCACGAGAACTGGATTAACAAGCAGTTCGCTATGCCAACCATTGCGTGTGTTGAGCAAACCTTTGTCGCATGGGCAGAGCATAAGCGAGAGAACTAACTCGCAGGCTCCATAGCCCAATGGCAGAGGCAGTGGACTTAAAATCCATACAGTCCGGGTTCGAGTCCCGGTGGAGCTATTGCTCTTGTAGCTCAATTGGATAGAGCAACCGCCTTCTAAGCGGTAGGTTGCAAGTTCGAGCCTTGCCAAGAGCGTTTACCTGTGTCACCCTGTCGGAGGGTGGCACTTTATTTTGGAGATAACTATATGTTATTAGAATTATTATTGTTGGCTGGTCTTAGTGGGCCAGACTATGTTGATCAAACTGAGGTTGGTGATGTCACTGATGACTACCAATGGACAGGCAGCTTTGTAGCATCTTACTTTTTAGATCAAGATGCTAACCAAGAACTGTTTGTGTATACGTTTTCAAATGATGCAACGTCTGACATTGCTATCTTTGATCTCGTCATTGACGATACCATTACTTGGGAGGTTGAAGTAAATCCCGGTGAGACTGTGAGCTATAGCTACGTTACTGACGAAGCCTATGGTTGGGAGTTTCAACAGGCCGTTCTCTTTAATGCGGAGGAAGGTTCTTATGATTTCTTCACCACCATTGGTACTCAGTTTGACGGAAATCTTATTCCTAGTCCCGGTGCTATCGCCATGCTTGGCGTTGTTGGTTTGGGTCGTAGGAGAAATAGAAAGGAATAAATATGAGTATTTGTACTCATCACGAACCCTGTCCCCAATGTAGGGGGCAGGGCCGTGATAAAAAGGGAGACAACCTTGCGGTCTACGATGATGGACACAAGTATTGTTTTGCATGTGGATATTGGGAAGGAGATAAACCCATGAATAATATTAAACCAGAACCTGTTTATGATGAAGATTGGAAGCCCTACAAAGGTGCTTGTCAAGTTCTTTCACACCGTGGTATCAAAGAGGATGTGACTAAGAAGTTTGACTATCAATCTGCAAACATGAACGGCAAAGATGTAGAGATTGCTAACTACTACAAAGATGGAGAGCTGATTGCTCAGAAGTTGCGTGGTCCTGATAAGCAATTCAAATGGATAGGTAAAGCAAATAACCTTCCGTTGTATGGACAATGGCTGTGGCCTTCCAAGGGTGGCAAGAAACTTGTCATTACCGAGGGAGAAGTCGATGCATTGACTGTCTGCCAAATCAATGGCGGCTGGCCTGTAGTCTCATTACCAACGGGAGCACAAGGTGCTTTGAAGTCTATCAAAGACAACTTGGAGTTTGTTAACTCGTACGATGAAGTCATTCTTATGTTTGACGAGGACGAGGCTGGACGAGATGCAGCAAAGAAAGTAGCCGAGACATTGCCCCCGGGTAAATGCAAGATTGCTAACTTGCCATTCAACGATCCAAACGATTGCTTGCTTGCAGGTAAGAGTAAGGAAGTAATGACTGCTATGTGGAATGCACAGCACTACAGCCCGGACGAGATCTTGCACATCTCTAACATTAATCTTAATGAAGATACAGAACAGAGTGTGTTCTCTTATCCTTGGGGTAACATGAACAAGTTCTTGATTGGTCAACGATCAGGAGAGATTACTCTCTGGACATCGGGTACTGGCTCAGGTAAGTCTACTATCATTCGTGAAATCATTTGGGATCATCTCAAGCGAGGACGCAAGTGCGGTGCTATCATGCTAGAAGAATCACCCAAAGAAACTATTGAAGATATTATCTCTTTGATTATCAACAAGCCTGTTCGATCTATTCGTGCTGAACGATTGATGCACAAGCTTATGGAATCAGAAGGTCAAGCTGTATTGGCTACCAATGAGATTGATACATTCAATGATGCAGAGTACCACGATGCCTTGGCTAAGCTTGGCAAGACTGGGTTCTACATCTATGATCACCTTGGCAACAACGGTGTAGAGAACCTTGTGCAACGTCTAGAATTTATGGCTGTGTCTCTTGGCATTGAAGTCATTGTTCTTGATCACATTACTGCTGCCGCTACTGGTATGCTTGGTTCTATGAATGATAACGAACGACTGTTGATTGACAGTCTTATGAAAGAGTTGCGATCACTTGTGTCACGCACTGGCGTACACATCCACATCGTATCTCAGCTTGTCAAGAATGGCAAGGCGTTTGAAGAAGGCGAACGTATTACTATGCAGGATCTTAGAGGCTCAGGCTCTCTTGCTTCTGTACCTAATACTGTTATCGCATTGGAGCGTAACCGACAAGACCCAGATGAGATTGTCAAGAACACAACTACAGTTCGTGTCTTGAAGAATCGTCTGACTGGTAAGTGCGGCGTAGCTTCTGCCCTCTACTACAACCACAACTGCGGTAGGCTAGAGGAGGTCGAGTATCAGGAGTCTGATGCTGGCAATGTATCTTTCTAACTAAGGAGGTAGAGTCTCATGAACCGACTCGTATTCGATATAGAAGCCAATGGCTTAAATGAAATTAATCTAAATTCAAAAGGCAAAGTGATCCCTGAGGTAACTCAGGTTCACTGCCTTGTTACAAAGGATGTTGATACTAATGAAATTAAAACTTACACTGGTATGGACATTGGATCTGGTGTTGATGATCTTCGTAATGCCGATTGTATTATCGGCCATAATATTACGATATATGACGTTCCTGTCCTCGAAAGGTTCTTCGGTCCTATTCACACTAAGCAACAAGATACTCTCATTCTCTCCCGAATGATGTATCCTGAACGGGGCGATCATCCCTTGGGTGGTAACTCTCTTGAGTGCTGGGGCAAACACCTCGGCTGTCACAAGCAGGACTATGAGGGTGGATGGGAAGAGTACTCAGATATTATGCTTGAGTATTGTATCCAAGACGTAGAAGTTTCTCATAAAGTATGGGAAGCACAACAGGAGTTTATTAATGCAAACCCCAAATCTGTTTGGCTTGAGCAACAAGTTACAAGAATTATTGCTAATCAAATTGCTAATGGCTTTTGCTTTGACATTGACGCTGCATACAATTTGGAAGAAGAGTTGCAGTATAATAAAATCACTATTGAAGATGAGATGAGACAGACATTTCCCCCTATCACAGAAGAACGTTGGTCCGACAAAACAGGACGGCGACTCAAGGATAAGGTGACAGTCTTCAATCCGGGTTCCCGCAAGCAAATTGCGGAGCGGCTTCACAACAAGTATGGTTGGAATCCACCCTTGACCGAGAAGGGTAATCCCAAGGTTGATGAAGCCGTGCTTAGAGAACTTAAGTATCCAGAAGCTTTGACATTGATACGGTATTTTGATACTAATAAATTACAAGGTCAAGTATCTGACTGGATAAAGCGGGCTTACCATAGCCGTGATGGAAAGATTCACGGCATGGTAAATCCGCAGGGAACTGTGACCGGCAGGATGACTGCATCGCAACCCAACTTGCAACAGGTGTCTGGTGATAAACGAGCAAGAGCTTTGTTTACTCCATCACCGGGACATGTGCAGGTTGGTATTGATGCTAGTGGTCTTGAAGCTCGTATGCTTGCATCCCGAATGGCTAAGTATGATCAGGGAGCATACGCTAAGATTATCTTAGAAGGAGATATTCATACAGAGAACCAGCATGCGGCTGGTCTACCAACTCGCAATGATGCGAAGACATTCTTCTATGGTTTCTTATATGGTGCTGGTAATGAAAAGATTGGCAAGATCATTGGCAAGAATGCTAATGCTGGTGCCGCTCTTAAGAAGAAGTTCCTAACTCGTTTGCCAGCTTTGAAGAAAGTTATTGACGATGTAAAGGCACATGTTGATAAGACCGGCAAGGTCAAACTACTTGATGGTAGGCTTGTTCCTTGTCGGTCCCAACATGCTGCACTGAATGTGCAACTGCAAGGTGACGGTGCTATTGTTATGAAAGTAGCACAAGTATTGCTTGCTCGTAAGATTAAAGACATGCCTGTTAAGTTTATGGCTACAGTGCATGACGAGTGGCAGCTTGAATGCTCCGCAGATATTGCAGAAGAAGTAGGAAAGCTTGGTGTACAAGCTCTGCTTGAGGCTGGAGACAAGTTAGATTGTCAGATGCCTATTGATGGTGAGTATCAAATTGGAAAGGACTGGTCGGAATGTCACTGATTAGTGTAGACTTTTATGAATTCAAAGATGATGCAGTGGCTAATCTGGTATGGCTTACAACTAAGCCTTTGTTTAGAAAGACACCGTATAAAATTAGCCATTGCAATCTTGTATTAGAATTTGGTGGCAATCAATATACTGTAATAACTAGCGACAAGTTTCCGGCTAGAGTGTGTGATAGAGATACATTTAACAAACTGTATGAGCCGCCTGTATACAGTCATGTGTTTGGTGAAACTAATCTTACCTATAGTACATTGAATAAACTAGTCACTGGGTATCAAGGTAGTATTTTAGAAACTGCATGGTGGCGATTGACTGGTTATTACTTTGGGTGGAAGCCAAAGCTCTGTACAATTCTTGCACAAGAAATTTTACGAAGTAGTGGATATATGGTACAATATAATCATAAACCTATTGATTTTTACAAGGAGTTGAAGAATGAAAACTATTATGTTCTCGGGCAAAGCAAGGGTTGGGAAGACCCACGCTGCCAATCTGATTGCAGAGCTAGGCTTTGCGGCAGGTCTGAGGCCAGTATTTCTGCCCTTCGCCAAGCCTATCAAAGATGAGGCAAAGAAAGCTGGATTCACTAAGGAAGACACACCTAATGAATACAGATTCTTTTGCCAAGAGATGGGAGAAGCTAAGCGAAGAGAAGATCCAGATCATTGGATCAACCTATGGCAGACACACTTTGATGAATACTTGTTAAAAGAAACTAAACTACTTAAGGATGATGCTTCTCATTGGGAACATCTTATTATTGTAGATGACTGTAGGTATTTAAATGAGATAGCTTTGTGTAAAGAAATGAATGCTCATTTGTGTTTTGTATCACATGGTTCTCGTGTTGTTGAGGATCACTATGGAGATTGGAGAGAACATGAGTCTGAACAATGGGCTAATGAAGTTGAAAGAAATGGTCAAGACTATGATGTGGATCACTGGATCGAAAATCATAATGGTATCAAGACGTTTAATCGGATGATATCAGAAGTATTTGAGCAAGTAAATAAGGTAGAGCCTATCTCTATCAAGAGTATGAAGCAAATGATGAAGAACTTATTGGATATGTTAGATGAAGAAACCAAAGATAGCGATAATTGATGGCGACATTCTAGTGTATCGTGCTTCATTCTGGGCCGATATGGAGGGCATAGACGAGCTTCCACAGCGTCTGAAACATGATGTGAAGAAGTGGACTCCCCGTGGCTGCAAGCCCGTTGTAGCCCTGTCCTGCCCCCGTAGGCAGAACTTTAGACGAAGAGTCTGGCCTGAGTACAAGGCTCATCGTGATGACACCAGCCAACCTGATAGTCTTGATTATTCTATTGAGATTATGGTTGATGGATTTGACATTGTAAAGTATCCTCAGTTAGAGGCCGACGATATCATGGGTATCGAGGCTTCTGCTGGGGAGGCTATTGCTGTTACTATTGATAAGGATTTACGGTGCGTCCCCGGATGGCACTGGAATCCTGATAAAGAAAAGAAACCTATCTGTATCTCTGAAGAAGATGCGGATAGGTTTTTTTATGAGCAATGGATGACTGGAGATACGACCGATAACATTCCCGGCTTATGGAAGGTGGGCCCTAAGAAGGCTCAAAAGTTCCTTAAAGAGACTCCTCAGGAAGATTGGGTAAAAGAGATCCAAGAAATGTATCGTGTCGAAGAGAGGCCAGAGCATAAGGGTCGAGCAGGTTTAGATCCTATAAGATTTGGTAAAGCTATGGCTTGGTGTGTTCGTATTCTTCGTGATGGAGAGTATGATAAGTCCAGTCAGCTCATCAACTTATGGAACTTTGGGTATAAAGGAGACAAGAATGGATTCCAAATGTTCTAATTGTGGTGCTACTAATATGGTTCAAGCGGGTGTGTGTTCTGTATGTACTAATTGTGGTTCAACTAGTGGTTGTTCCTAATGTATTTTGAAAAAGTAACTAGATGTAACTCCTGTGGTCGTTTGACTACAGGAGTTTATGTTCATGGACACAAACAATGTTCATGGTGTAAAGTAAATATAGAACCCTGTTGTCAGGGTCAGGAGAATATTCATGCCGTATGTAAAAGAGACAATCATCAGCAAGGCACAGAAAGCTGTAAAGCTGAGTGATGCTGAGCTGTCTATTGTAATTGGTCATCTCTTAATAGAGAATGATAAATGTAATGAACAAATTGAGGAATTAAGAAATGAGCTCAAAGAAGTTTCCAATAATCGACAACCTCGTACCAAAGCTACTAAAAGAAATGTACCCACCACTGGAGTATCAGGAGAAAGTGACTCGTGAGGAGTGGGCATTTCGTGGTGGACAACGAGACATCATTAGAAAATTAGAAATAATTATTAAACAACAAGAGAAAGGGGGCCGCTAATGCCACATACACCATTTCATAGACCAGATTATGATGAAGAGTTAGCTGCTCAAGGTAGATCTCTTTATGAAGAATCTACAAGGGGATATGCTGGAGCTTATGCTAGTCAAAATAATTTAATTAGTTATAACGAAGAACAACAAGCAGCCATAGATGAATATAGAAAATCTATGCAAGGAGGACTGCCAGGGCGGCGGGGCTTTCTAGGGAATGGATTGCAGCAAGCCTTGGGTCGAGGTGCTGGTGGAGTAGTTGGTGACTTTTCTAACTATCTTAACGACCAAGGATTTTCAACACAGGAATCTTTAGAATTTTTTAAAGCATTAGATGCAGACCCTGAAGAATTTTTTGGTAGTAAAATTCCTAAAGAAAAGGGCGAAAAAATTAGATTCTTAAAAGAATATTTTAAAGAAGCTCAAAATTTGTATCAAGCGTCGGCAGATACAGAAAAAGAAATGATCCGAGAAGAGAAAGCATCTAGAGAACAATTAGAGTTTGATAAAGCTCAGCGTACAGCATTTGGATTGAGCGATCAACAGCAAGGTGAACTGGCTGATCGACAACGTAAACAGCAACAAAGCCAACAATACTTACAGTCTCGCGGGGGCATGTCTTCTCGTCAGGCTCAGAAGTCTGGAATGGTTATGGTTCCACAATCTAGACCAGTATAAGGAGAACAAAATGGGTTTAACAGGTAGAAGTGCAAGAAAAAAAGCTAAGAGACAGGCTGCAAGAGATAAAGCTTTTGGTAAATTTAGACAGGGATTAACTAAAAAATTCCGAGAAAGATTTATGTCTAATCAAGAACGACGGCGACAGTTTATGTTTGGCGGTGTTGCTGCACAATATCGTACAGATCAACAGAACGCAGAGCGTGCTGACTTTGATGTTAAATCTAGACAAATGGCTGCAGATAGATTGGCTGAACAAATGCTAACTGAATCTCGCCAAAGTTATAACCCTCAGAAACAATCAATGGGTATGTTACAAGTACCTAGAAGGAGGATGAGCTAATGGGATTTGGTGGTATTGGATATGATCCAGCTGCACAGCAGGAAATGATGGCAGCTAATCTCGCAAGAGAAAGAGCTGATAGAAAACAAGATCAAGAAGAGGCTCGCAATGCTCGCTTAGAAGAAGAAAAGATGCGTCTTTCTTTAGAGCGTGCTGCTAGAGCAGAACAATATGAAGCTATGGAATCTGAAAAACTGGCTATCGAAGAGTCAGAAGAAGAAGCTATTGAAGAACAAATGGGACAAAAACAGGCACAACAAAACGTTATGTCATTCTTTTCTGAAAGACCGGGGATTCAAATTACTAAGCCCGGAAATGAAATGAGGCCAGAATGAGTATTAAAGAACGGTTTCGTGAGCTAGATAGTAGGCGTATCCGAAAGCTGGAGCGATCAAGATATGTAGCATCCTTAACTGTTCCATCTGTTCTTCCTCCTTCTGGATGGACCAATGAAGAACAACTGCCGCAGCCGTTTAGTTCTGTACCTGCTCGAGGAGTAGTAGGTATGGCATCTAGAATGCTGTCTGCCATGCTTCCTGTTAACGATACCGCATTCTTTAAGTTTAGTTTGCGGCCCGGAACGGAACCAAGTCCCGAGATTAACAGTTACTTAGAAGCAATGAGTGCTCAAGTGTATCGCAAAATTAATTCTAAAAATTTAAGAGAGTCTATCTTTCAAGCGTTGCAACATCTTATTGTTGTTGGTGATTCCATTGTTATTATGGAAGATGATTTTACTTTTAGAGTAATTCGATTTGATCATTTTGTAATGAGGAGGGAAGTAACGGGAGAACCAAAAGAAATTATTTATCTAGAGTTTGTTGCAAGTAGTAATGACGATGAGGTTGAAGATAATTTCCGAGCACAATACAGTGCTGACTACGCCTCCGAAGGTTATGATGTTATTTATAATAGATTGACTAAGGAGGAAGATTCTGATGAGTGGTTTGTTGAGCGTGAACAAGACGAAAAAATTATTGAAACGGGTTCGTACAAAGTGTTTCCTGTTATCCCTTTGCGTTGGAGCACTGTTGCTGGTGAAAATTATGGGCGATCCCATTGCGAAGATATCGCTGGTGATATCCAATCCTTAGAAGCATTTACCGAAGCCTCGCAAGAAGGCATGGCTGCTGCGTCTACGTTCTGGATGGGTGTGGACCCCGCTGGTATTACCGAGATTGATGATCTTGCTGGGCAAGCTAATGGCTCTTGGGTGGGTGCTAGACAGCAAGATGTTGTTACTATTTCTCCCGCTCAAACTATGAACCCGCAGATCCAAGCTACATTCCAAGCTGTTGAAACCATGCGTAGAGAAGTTGGTCAGGCATTCTTGCTTGACTCGGCTGCTATTCCTAGTGGTGACAGAGTTACAGCTACTGCTGTTCGTAAGATTGGACAGGAGTTAGAGACTGTTCTGGGTGGTGCATTTAGTTCTATTGCACGGGAGTTGTTTGTTCCTATTGTTGAACGGGCTGTATTCTTAATGCTTGAGAATGGTGAGATTGATGAGCGATTGCAGAATGAGTTCTTTGAAAATGGTACACTTAAGGTAGAAATTATTACTGGACTGCAAGCACTTAGCCGTGATACAGATCTTATGAAGCTTATGCAAATGGGTGAGATGATGCGTAACCTGCCACAAGAAGCTATGCAAACCTTTAAGTTTGAAGAGTATGGTCGTGCATTGATTACTGCTCTTGGCTTTGATGCTAACAACTGGATTCGTACTGAAGAAGATATCAAGGCTGAACAAGCCGAACAAAAGCGTGAGGCTATGGCAGCTCAACAACAGATGTCTACGCAGCAAGCTGTTACTCAGGGTGTATCACAAGCTGCAATGATGGATCTTCAACAGTCAGGTGGGCAGGGTATTCAACAGGCTATGCAAGGAATGCAACCTCCACCGGGGTAAATTAAATGAGGGGGCAAGGGCGTGGAAAATACAGAATTACAAGAACAACTTGTTAGAATTAAACAACAGTTAGAAGATTGTCGTGAAGAAAACAATCGTAAGTTAAAGACTGCATACGAAGACTGTGCTAATATTAAGCAGGGTCTTGAAAAGAAAGTCCAGAAGATGACACTAGCTGCTGCTGTTACTGGTACTGTAGTTGGTGGCGAAGTATTAAGCAAGGTAACTGAAACTGTAGAGCAGGTGACTGGTCTTACAGATACATTGGGTGCTGCTCCTAAACCAAAGAGAGATCCGTACGCTCTTGATTTAGATTGGATTATAGGCGAAGTTGAAATGCCTAAAGACAATGTGGTAGGTGATGTTGTTGTAGATACTAGTGATATTGATAGTATGTTTGATGCTAAAGAAGGCATGAAGTTTGAGTTGTTTGAAGACTCATGGGCTAGTATACCTAATCCTGCACAAGAATTAGAAACAGAAGCTGACTTAACACAAGCTCCTGAAAAAGAAATTCTTGCTTACTATGATGATGAGGACTATTCTATTGAGGAATTTGTACGCAGAGCATCTACTGCTGCTGCAGAAGAAGAGCTTATAGAAAAACTAGAGGGTGAGCCTCTTATTGAATTAAGTGTAGATGTAGAAGAGATTGTTCCTCTTGTACAGGCTGAAGTAAAAAAAGTCGTTGCAGAAGAAGTTGTATTTATTTCAGAGCCTATTGTTCTACAACCAGAGCCTGAGGTAATTGTGGTGGCGGAATCCAAATGGGTTTGGGGGCTACCTTTATTAATGTTCTGGAAACCTAGGAGGCGTAATGGCTAAGAAGAAAGCAAAACGTGATGCATGCTATAGTAAGGTCAAGAGCCGCTATACCAAATGGCCTAGTGCCTATGCGTCTGGTGCTCTTGTTAAGTGCCGCAAAGTTGGTGCAAAAAATTGGGGTAATAAGAGCAAGGGCAGGAAGAAGTAATGGCTAAGGAAGGTCTTAAGAAATGGTTCAGCCGCAACAAGGGCAAGGGCTGGATTGATTGTAAGACTGGTAAGCCGTGTGGTCGCAAGTCCGCTAAAGGTAAATCAAAGCGTCCATACCCTGCTTGTCGCCCTACTAAAGCTCAATGTACTGCCGCTAAGTCTAAGAAAAAAGGACCGGCAAGAATCTCATGG